CTGTCGGCGAAGACTTTGGGCGAGGATAAAGCGGCGATGGAGGCTTTGTTTTCTCAGTTTGAGGACACCGGCAAGACTCTGGCCGAGGCTTCGGGATCGGGGGCGGTGACTTTGGATATTAAGATGCCGGATTCTGCGGGGGGTGCGGGTTTAACTGCGGCGGATGTGGAAAAACTTTTGGCTGAGCGTGACGATGCGCGGGCGGCCGACGCAAAGAAGCTGGCGGAGACGCTGGAAACTCGACAGGGACAATTCGATACTTTGATTGATGCTTCGGAGGGTCTGAAAGCTCTCTCGGAAGATTCTCTGGCGATTGTTCGCTCTGCGCGGGATATGATCACGGCGGAGATGAGTGAGGATCAGGTCAAATCACTGGCGGAACATCAGATCGCCCTGGGCAATCAGATTGCGGTCAATGCGAAACTGGCGGCGAAGGGTTTTGCCGGGCCGTCGGGCAGCGTGCATATTACTGTCGATGATTCGAATAATGTCAAAGCGCTGCAGGAGTCTGTGGATAAACGGTTGAATCTTTCCAGTCAGCCCGATTCGCGGCGTTATGCGAGTACCGGTGGTGTGCTTTTGGCTGAGAATAAGGCTTTGGCGGACGAAGTGCTGGCGATGTATGACGCCCGGCATGGGGCTGATCTTGCCAGGGAGCATAAATTGCTGGCCGGTGGCGACGGCGTGGTGGCCGATGTGGCGGTCCCGGCGATTTTCGAGCGGACGGTTATTCGTGAGGCGGTGTATCAGTTGGTGGGTTTGCAGTTTGTGGATTCGGGCACCCTGCCCTTTGCCAGTTCTGCGCTGATTCCGTATTCACATCGTGACCCTGCTGCCGCAGGACGGAATAATACGCGCACTTATGAAGGCGGCTCTATTCCACGCGCGGGAGTGATTCAGGATTCTGAAACAGCCTACCCGATTCCGCAAAAAATTGCGTTTGAGGTATCGGACGAGTTGCGGTATTTGACGCAATCCGGGATTTTGAACTGGGATGCGCTGGTCGAAAATCAGCGCAATGCCAGCCGGATTATTGCGGAAGATACGGAGCAGATGATTTTTAACGAGCAGTTGCGAGCCGCGGATGAATATGTGTCTGTGGCGGTGTCGGCTGAGGATCTGGGGCCAAAGACCAATGGCACGAATCGCATTTTCACTTTGGTGAATTTTCCGGTTGTGCATCCTCGGGCGCAGTACGATCTGAACGGCAGCCAGGTGGGCGCTACTGTCAACCCGATTACGGTCACTTTTAAAGGTGGTGCAATCAACGAATATGATGGCTCTGGGGCACAGGCTGCCGGTGATTATTACGTGATTAATTACAATGTTGGCGAGATTTATATCGTTAACGAGGCGGGTGTGATTCAAACGCCGGGCGGTACTGATGCGTTGCTGGTCGATTACAGCTATGCAACCAATGCATTCCAGTTTGATACCGATCCGGGGGCTGCGGATGTCGATGCGCATTGGGATGGGTTTTTGTATCGCTACGGATTACGCAAGAGCGTGATCGAGGACCAGCGGTATCACCGGGCTAATTTCGGTTTGATGAGCGGTACGGCGATGACGCAGATCGAGCAGGCCAAGCAGTTTGGTGCCAACAGTAAACGACCCGGTACGGATTTGTCTATGGACGGGAATTTGGGACGGGTCAAGGATATTCCGAACTTTAAAACCTCCGCGCCTGGGCTGTGGATGGGCGACCAGCGGGTAGTCCTCGGTGAGCGGGGTCAGACGCGGTTGCGGATGATGAAACCGTGGACGATGGGCGAGCTGGAGAATCAGAAAGATGCCAATGGGCGTTTTACTGGAAAGAAAGAAGCCTATGGGGATCAGTTTTTGATCCTGCACACACCGACTCAGCTTAAGCGTGCATTGACTTCGATTGTGCTGTTCAGTGCAGCTGCGCGTATTGATCGTGTGAATCTTTAATAGGAAAACTCTATGCAACCGATAAAAAATACGGGATCGACCGTTCGTTATATTGGCGGTCGGGCTGTTTTGCCCGGAGAGACTGTGTTGGTGGACGAGGCTGAGGTGCCGGGTTTGAAAGAACCTGATCCTGTCGTTGAACCAGTACTGCAGGACGCGGATGAGTTTATCGAGGCGATTCTGGGCGGCAATGTTGCCAGCGTGGCCAAGGCGATGCTGAATTTGTTGGCCGATGAACTGGATGCGTTGGAGCAGGCGGAGCTGGCGTCTGAACATACCCGGAAAGGAGTATTGTCAGCGATTGATCAGGAGCGTTTGGCACGGGCTGATTTTATGGCTGAGGTGGAGCAAGCTGAGGCTGGAGATTTGCAGGGGTTCCTGGACGAACATTCTGAGCGCAAGGGTTTTATTGAGATTGTTGTTGGGGCGATTAGTCCGGAGGTTGCTCAGGGTGACGATGCGGATGTTTGATGCTTTAAAGCGCATGGTTAATGGAATGGATGTCGGGGATTCCGGGCTGTCTGTGCGTCGTATTGTCGACGTTCTCGCGGATCACGCTGTTGGCGAGGCTCAGTCGGCCGCGGTGAAGTTGGTCAAGGATCTGGTGTTGCAAAAAGCGACTCAGATCGATCCGGAAGTTGCGAAATTAACCGCCAATCGGCGAACTTTTTATATCTCGGGCTGGCGGCCCGCGATCGGCTGGGTGTGCGTGGCGGCCTTAGTCATGACGTTTTTGATTAATCCGGTGATTCAGTGGGTAACCGGTGCGCCGGGGCCTCAATTGCCGACGGATATGATGACGGAGTTGGTTTTTGCGCTGCTCGGAATGGGGACTCTGAGAACGGTGGAGAAGTTTAGTGGCCGCACCCGGTAGCGAAATACACATGGATAGCGAAAAACTGAGAGAAGAAGTACGTCGTGGTGAGGAATCGATTTGGAATGAAGTGAACTCTATACGTAACACGCTGTACGGTAATGGAACGACGGGCATTGTGACGAATATCGCTTTGACGCAGTCTGCTATCGAGAACATTAAGAAGGAGATGGAGAAGCGGGCCAAGCGGGAATGGGCCATTATTATGTTGCTCGTGGGGCTCGTTATCAGCGAGTTCGCAAATCAGATCGCCGGATGAACCGAAACCAGCTGATTACCGAGATCAAATGCATTTTGCACGATGCGGCGAAGAAGTTCACCGCGCCGGGCGATCAGGATTTTATTCGGCATTTGGATCTGACGGCTTTGGATATGTCGCGTGCAGTACCGAGGCGCGTTAAAGGGACATTGACGCTGGTGGCGGATGTGGACAGCTATACGGTGCCTGCTGACTTTGACACTTTCGGATTTTCACACTGGGGGATTCGCATTAAAAAAGCGAAACAGCCCTGGAACCCGGACTATCTGCGCCCTGTTCCGCAGCCGCGGGTTGTGGATGTTGGTGGGGTGAGAAATTTGTATTTCGACACGCCGCCGAATGCTCAGGAAATTAACACCTATGGTGTGAGTTACGATTATTTTTATGCAGCGCGGCATGCGATTGGCGATACCGATGCCGAGACAACGATACAGGATCAGTATTTGCATCTAGTGCTGTTACGCGCCAGTGCAGAAGCCATGAAGGAGCTGGCAAATCGGAATGTGGGTAAGCCGGTGCAGTTGCGCGATGGTTTGCAGTCGGGGCCTAAGAATGGCACTCCGGCGGCGTTGTATAAGCAGCTGATGGATGAATTTGACCGACAGGCGGCATGATGATGGGACATCCGAACGAGAAAGATTACTGGTCGGTGAATGGACGTGAATCCATTCTAAAAGCGGCGGCGGTCGGCGTGATGATCGTGGGGTTTATTTTTGGATTCTGCTTTGCTTTGGGTGAGCAGGTTTTGTTATTTCTTGCGGATGTCTTAGGGCCGGGGGATTCGTTTTGAGCCTGGCGCTTAAAGTTGATATCAAGGATGAGAAGGTACTGCGGGCGTTTAAGAAGTTCCCGAGTGCGATGATTTCCAATGTCTCGCGGGGGTTGCACCGCGGGGCATTGGAAATCAGTCGTGAAGCACGTAAGGAAGCGCCGAAAGCGTTTTCTAACCTGACGAACTCGATCACGGTTAAAAAGCAGTCGGATATTCGATATCTGGTCGGCAGTGGATTGAATTACGCGGGTGCTGTTGAGCAAGGCGCTGAATCCGGCGGCAGTCCCAGCCATGATGCGATGCTGAGCTGGATCAAGACAAAAGGCATTTCACCCAATGACTCCGAAATGTCTGAGGAAGACCTGGCGTATGTGATGGCCCGCTCGATTGCACGTAAGGGTACGCCGAAACAGCCGTATCTGGAACCGGCGTTGAAGGCTAAGGAAAGCCGGGTGATCAAGCTGGTACGCGAAGGCGCAGCGAAAGGATTGCGCGAAGTCGGGCTATGAGCCAATCGGGTGTGATTATGGAGCAGATGCGGGCTGGATTGCAGTCCGGACTGACTCATCGGCTAGTGGTACGGGAACTAAAAGATTTTTCAGACCGCGACGAACAGGAGCTGAGAAAAGGGGTTTATTCCTTTGTCAGCAAGGGCATTTCCGAGGATTCGATCTATAAGCGATACGTCGATTTTATCCTCGTCGGACAAATAAAGACGGAAGACGATGCCGGGGGCCTGGCGATTGAAGAGGCCGAGCTGACGATGATCGATGAGGTGATGGCTTTTCAGGCGGCGATGCGCTTGAACATACCATTGGATCGCATTATTCAGAGCCGACAGTTGGATGCGCCTTACGGGTGGATTTCGGTGGAATCGAAGGTTGGACCGTTTGATTTTAATTGTCCGGATATTTCCGGGCTGGCGGATTTTATTTTGTTTCATGCAGAGAGCAATTTTGGCGGGACAGCGGATGATCCGGTGATGATTAGTGAAGAAACTTTAGCTCAATAATGGGTGATTTATGTTGAAGAAGATTTTTGTTAAACCGGCGCAGCCAGAATATGTCGTTCGGATGCCGGGGAATCTGCGTAATGTGTTGCCGGATGCGGGGGCACTTGTGGATAAAACCCCATTCTGGATACGACGGCTGAGGGATGGCAGCGTGCTCGAGGCCAAGCCACCGAAAGGAGATAAAAAATGAGCGAGATTTCATTTAACGAAATTCCGGCAAATCTGAGAATACCGGGCGTTTATGTGGAGTTCGATCCACGGCTGGCGGGTAACCCGGTTATTGCTTTTAAAATGCTGCTCATCGGTCAAAAGCTGGCTGCGGGAAGCGTTGCCCAGGCGGTGCCGACGTTGATTACCAGCAACAGCGAGGTGACGGAAGGCTATTTTGGTCGTGGTTCTCAGTTGGCTGAGATGATCAAGGCGGCGAAAAAGGCCGAGCCGTTTGTGGAGATGTGGGCGATCGCTCTGGATGAAAACGGCGCGGGTGCGAATGCGACCGGGACATTAACGATCACCGGGCCTGCGACGAGCAGTGGGACTTTGAATCTTTATATTGCGGGCTATCGGGTCCAGGTGGGCGTGACCAGTGGCGATACCGATGCGACGATCGCGGCGGCCATTGCGGCGGCGATTGCTTTGCAGACTGATTTGCCGGTGACGGCCAGTGCGACTCTTGCGGTTGTTACGCTGACATGCCGATGGAAGGGTGAAACCGGTAACGATATCGATGTGCGGTTTAATTATTTTGGTGAGACGACACCTGCCGGTGTAGCGGTGGCGATTGTTGCGATGGCAGGCGGTACAGCCAATCCGGATATTAATACGGCGATTGCTGCGTTTGGCGATGAATGGTGGAACTGGTATGTGACGCCGTGGACGGATACGCCGAATTTGCTGGCTTTGGAAAACGAGCTGGATTCAAGATTTGGGCCTTTACGTCAGATCGGCGGTCGGGCATTTACCGCATTTCGCGGGAATCTGGCGGCGACTGCTGCGTTTGGTAATGGCCGGAACAATCCGCATGTGACGGCGATGGGGACGAATATCAGCCCGACACCGCCGTGGATCTGGGCGGCGGTTAATGGTGCGGTTGGGGCGTTTAATCTGACCAATGATCCGGCGAGGCAGTTGGTCTCTCTTGAGCTTGAGGGGGTTTTGCCTGCGAAGATTGAGGATCAGTGGGACGATTCCGAGCGCAATACTCTGCTCTTTGATGGCATTGCGACGCATCGGGTTCAGAGGGATGGCACGGTGCAGATCGAGGCGCAGATCAGTATGTACCAGGTCAACAGTTCAAACCTGCAGGACGATGCTTACCTTTATATCAATACTGCTGAGACGCTTGAGCGTTGGCGGTTTTTGTTGCGCTCTCGGATTGCCGCGCAGTATCCACGGCATAAGCTGGCCGATGATACGGTGAATGTGACTCGCGGCCAGGCGATTGCTCAGCCTAAGACGGTTAAGCCGGTGATTCTTGCGACGTATCAGGAAGCGATCGACAACGGCTGGATGCAGGGGTATGAGGGGTATAAGTCAACCCTGACGCTGCAGATCAACGGCAGTAATAAGAGCCGGTTGGATGTGTATGAGAATCCGGATCTGGTCGGGCAACTGCGGATTACTGCGGTTCATTCTGAGTTTAGATAGGGGGGGGTAGATCGTGGAAAACCAACACAGGAAAATAAAAGGTTATCGGGAGCTTTCAGAGTCCGAAATAGAGCTTATGAATGATATCAAGCTATTAGGTGTTGAGCTAGATCATCTCTGTCAAAGGTTGAGGGCATTGGAGAACATCGATCAACAATGGGTATCAATCGGCGCAACTGATTTGCAAACCGGGCTGATGGCTCTTACCCGAGCGGTTGCAAAACCGACGTTCTTTTAGTCTGTAGG